GAAACATTTTCACGTACTACAAGATTTATTATGACTTGTAATTTTGTAGAACGTATTATTGATCCTTTACAATCTAGATGTCAAGTACTTAAAATTGTACCCCCAACTAAAAAAGATGTTGCTAAACATTTAAATTGGATTTTACAACAAGAATCAATTGAACATAATATAAATGATTTAGTACCTTTAGTTAACCAATACTACCCAGATTTACGTAAATGTATTAATACTATACAGCTATCTACACAAGATAATACATTAAAACTGGATAAATCAATATTAGTATCATCTAATTATATAGATAAAGTTATTACTGAATTATCCAAAGGTAATAAAGTATCATCATTTAATACTATACGTCAAATTATAGCAGATGCTAATGTAGATGATTTTGATGAGCTGTTTAGAGCACTTTATGATCGTTCATCTGAATATTATAAAGATAAAGAAGGAACAGCTGCTGTATTAATAAATGAACACCAATACAAAGCAAATTTCCGAATTGACAAGGAAATAAATTTAATGTCATTAATTCAACAATTAACCAAAAATAAATAATTATGCAACAACCACAACAACCACAAGGACCTCCTATTGATTTAAAAAACACCTCTGAAGTAAAAAACTTCGATGGTGGTAGTATTTTCCAACAAGGAGTTATTTTAAGAACAGTATCAAAATTTGTAATGGGATCAGAAGAAGATGCTTTACTACCAATACCAGTATTTTATGACCCATCAACTAAAAAGATATTTAGGGCATCAGTACCCGCAGACCTTAGAGAGGAATTAGCAGATGAACTTATTGATTAAGAATTGAAAAATATATTTGATTGGCTTAAAGAAATAAATTATAAAAAATCCCCAGTTGAATCTTTTACAGAAAAAGATTGGGAGGTATGGAATTCTTATATGATTCACAGGTTTATATCTATGGATAAAAATTTTATAGATATTGTTAATTATGTACAAGATTATCCACCTTATGAAAAAAGATCTATTTATAAAATTTATAAAGAATATATTCCTAAAAATAGCAAATGGAATAAATATATTAAATCAAATAAAAAAACAATCAACAAAGAGTTAACTCAACATTTAAAAGATCATTTTAAAGTATCATCTAGAGAAATAAATGATTATTTAAATATGCTAAGTAAAAATGAAATTAATCAAATTTTGGTTAATAGGGGTTTAAATAAAAAAGAAATAAAAAAAATAAATAAATGAACGAAAAATTATACAAAATGCTCCATTCAGCTGCAACAGCGGATAGAGCAAAAGCATTATTAAGTATTGACTTATTATCAAATAACCCCGTAGGGATTGGTGATCATACAACAGAAGATTTTTATAAAAATGCTCAAGAAGCATTATCAACTTTTGCAAGCGCCCAAGAAAGATTAGAAGTACTAGAAAAATATTTTGTACCTGGAAAATCAGTAATATAATGAGTGATAGTAAAAAGAAGCATAAGGAATTAATGGATAATGAAGGGCATTCAGAATACTATTGGGATATTGATAGAAATAAATCACCAGAACAAATAGAAATTGAAAAATTAAAAGCTAAAGTACATTCAACTTCACCCTATAATGATGGTTGGACACAACAAGCATATAAGGATAAATTAGATGAATTTGGTAATGATGAAATTAATCAAACTATAACTATCTTTGAAGAAGAATATCCTATATTAGCAGATGAGTTTAAACAAATCCAAATAGAAATGTATGAAATGTTTGCTCGTAAACATATGGATTATGGTTTAAATAATATTGCTTTAGGGGGTGATTTAAATAATGATGAAGATAAAAAATTTTCATTAACTGGTTTATGTATTAGACTTACAGATAAAATCTCACGTCTTAAAAACCTATTAATTAATGGGAGATCATTTGTTAAAGGTGAAGGAATGGAAGATACTTTTATTGATATTGCTAATTATGGTATAATTGGGATGTTAGTAGGACGTAATAAATGGAAAAAATAATTTGGCTAAAAAAATACCTAATATTGTAAAAGAGATTAGAAATAATCCACCCGCGCAAATTAATTTTGCGTATCAAAAGAATATCTCTTATTCACAAATGTCTATATTTAGAAGTTGTGCTTATAGATGGAAATTACAATATAAGGATAAAATTAAAAGATTTAATTCATCCATTCATACTGTATTTGGAACAGCAATACATGAAGTAATGCAACATTATTTAGATGTATCTTATAACCAGTCATTTGCTTTTGCTGATAGAGAAATAAATATGGAAGAATACTTCCAAGATAAATTTATATCGGAATATCAGTCTCAATATAAATCTAATAATAATGAACACTTTTCTTCAGCCGAAGAAATGAGAGAATTTTTTGAAGATGGAATATCCATACTAGAATGGTTTAAGAAAAAACGTAGTAGATATTTTAGCAAAAAAGGTACGTATTTAGTTGGTTGTGAAATACCAATTGTAATAGCGCCAAATAAAATGTATAGTAACGTATTATATATGGGGTATCTAGATGTTGTAACATATTGCGAAACAACAGATACATTTAAGATAATCGACATAAAAACGAGTACTAAAGGATGGAATAGCTATGCTAAAAAAGATGAAAACAAACATTTTCAGTTAATATTATATAAACAATATTTTTCAGAACAATATGGAATTCCTTTAGATAAAATTGAAATTGAATTTTTTATAGTAAAAAGAAAAGTATTAGATTGGGATGATGATAATATTATGTCTCCTCATCAAGCTTATAGGGTACAAACATTTGTACCTCCAAGTGGTAAAATTAAATTAAATAGAGCTAAAAATGCTGTTAATGATTTTATAACAAAATGCTTTAGTTCAAGTGGAAAAATTAAAGAAATAGATTATTCAAAATCACCTTCTAAATGGAATTGTACATTTTGTCCTTATGGAGAAGATAAAGAATTGTGTGGAGCAGGAGCACATTTTGAATAATACTTATATATGTATAACAAATGTTTTAAATTAAATAAAGATTATGAGTAATAATAAAAAAATGACACTAACTAGTGTTAAAGTAAAGAGCGATTTATTCGACGATTTTAAAATTGAGTGTGTTAGACGTAAATTTTCTTTTCAAAAGCTTGCCGACCGTAGCCTGTTTTTGTATCTTACAGATGAAGATTTTCGTAAACAAATAACAAACCAAATTAATCTCGATTTAAAAAATGAAGAATAATCAATTTCCGTATTTACCAAAAGAAAAAAGAAAGAAAATATTATTAATTTGCGACGACCTTAGAGTACACTCTGGTGTAGCAACAGTAGCAAAAGAAATAGTAATTCACACTGCCCACCATTTTAATTGGGTACAAATGGCAGGAGCAATCAAACACCCAGAAAGTGGTAAAAGATTAGAATTATCACCTGATACCAATGATTTAGCTGGAATCAAAGATTCTTCTGTTGTTATATATCCTGTAGATGGGTATGGTCAACCACAACAAGTTAGGCAAATAATTAACATGGAAAAGCCTGATGCTATAATGTTATTTACGGATCCAAGGTATTTTACTCATATTTTTAATATGGAGCAAGAAATACGAAGAAATATCCCAATTACCTACTTAAATATTTGGGATGATTATCCAGCACCAATGTATAATAGGGCATTTTATGAATCATGCGATTTATTAATGGGAATTTCTAAACAAACTGTAAATATTAATAAATTAGTATTAAAAGGACATGAAGGGAATAGAATATTTAAGTATATCCCTCATGGTAAAGATGAAAATATATATTATCCTATAGTTGGTGAAGATAAAGAATATCAGACATCTATTGAAAACCTATTTAAGGGTAAAAAACCTAAATTTGTAGCCTTTTATAATTCTAGAAATATTAGAAGAAAACAAGTACCAGATACTATGTTAGCCTTTAGAGCATTTTTAGATTCTTTACCTGAAGATGAGGCTAAAGATTGTTATTTAGTTTTAAAAACAGAACCAGTTACAGACCCAGGTACTGATTTACCTAAAATAAAAGAGTATTTATTTGACGAAAAATATCCTGATAATGTTAAATTTATTTTTGGAAAATTAGAAGAAAAACATCTAAATCATTTATATAATATAGCTGATGTTCAGATTTTATTAACATCTAATGAAGGATGGGGGTTAGCAAACACTGAATCTCTTTTAGCTGGTACACCTATTATAGCAAATGTAACAGGTGGAATGCAGGATCAAATGAGATTTGTAGATGAAAATGGGAAATGGTTTGTTCCAAGTGCAGATGTACCTTCTAATCATAGAGCAACTTATACAAAACATGGTGAATGGGCATTTCCAGTTTACCCAACAAGTAGATCAGTACAAGGATCACCTCCTACACCTTATATTTTTGATGATAGATGTAGATGGGAAGATGCTATGGAACGATTAAAAGAATGTTACAAGCTAGGAAGAAAAGAATTAAAGAAAAGAGGTTTAAAAGGTAGAGAATGGGCTATTAGTAATGAAGCTGGTTTTACTTCCGAAAAGCAAGGTAACAGAGTAATAGAAGCATTTAATGAGTTATTTCATACTTGGAAACCAAGAGAAAAATATGAATTAATTAATGCTAATGAATATAAAGGTAAATTTTTAAATCATAAAATAATATATTAATGAATAAACCAAGATTTGTAATATCATGCCCTTTTGATACCTACTCAGGTTATGGGGCTAGAGCAAGAGATGTAGTAAAAGCTATTATTGAATTAGATAAATATAAAGTTGAATTATTATCCCAAAGGTGGGGAGAAACATCTTGGGGGTTTTGTAAAGATCATCCTGAATGGGAATTTTTATATAAATACTTAGCAGGGCATGAATGGCAAAAACAACAACCTGATGTTTGGATGCAAATCACAATTCCAAACGAATTCCAACCAGTAGGAAAATATAATATTGGATTAACTGCGGGAATTGAAGCAACAGCATGTAAAGCAGAATGGATTGAAGGGTTAAATAGGATGAATATAAATTGGGTATCTTCTAATTTTTCTAAAAGAACACTTGAATCTATGGTATTTGATCAAAAAGATCAACAAACACAACAAGTAGTTAAGCAAGTTAAACTTCAAAAACCTATAGAAGTTTTATTTGAAGGTGTAGATGTAACAAAATATAAATCAATCCCTTCATCAGATGTTAAAAATATAAATTTAGAAGAAATTAAAGAATCATTTTGTTATTTATTTGTTGGTCATTGGATGCAAGGTGAATGGGGTCATGATAGAAAAAATGTTGGAGTTTTAGTTAAAAACTTTTATGAAGCATTTAAAGGTAAACGAGGACCAAAACCTGCATTAATATTAAAATGCTCATTAGGAGTTGCTTCGTATATGAGTAGAGATGCAATTTTACATAAAATTAAACAAATTAGAGATGGACTTAAATCTTCTAATTTACCTAATATTTATTTAATCAGTGGTGAATTTGATGATTCAGAAATGAATGAATTATACAATCACCCTAAAGTTAAAGCTATGGTTAGTCTAACTAAAGGAGAAGGTTTTGGAAGACCTCTATTAGAATTTAGTATGACTGGAAAACCAATAATAGCATCTGGTTGGTCAGGTCATATTGATTTTTTAAATCCTGAATTTGTTACTTTACTACCTGGTACATTAGAAAATGTTCATCCAAGTGCGGCTAATGATTGGTTAGTTAAAGAAGCTAAATGGTTCCAAGTAAGTTATAATCATGCTTCCTCTGCATTTAAAGATGTATTTAAAAATTATAAAAAATATATAATTAAAGGTAAAAAACAAAAACATTTTGCTAAAACTAATTTTAGTTGGGAAAAAATGAAGGAATTTATTAGTTCAAAATTAGATACAAATGTCCCTCAATTTGCTCAACAAGTAGAATTAAAATTACCTGAACTAAATTTACCTAATTTAAAAAAAATTAAATAATGAAATTTGATGAAATAATAGACTGTCCTAAATCAGGAGGTGATTTATGTTATAGAATAGAAGTTACACCTGAAATTACTAATTATTTTAGTATGTCTTGTGGGTATTGGACTAATAGTTTAATGACCCCAGATCAAGACTTTTACAAAGAACAATGGTCCGTACTACCCGAAATCTATAAAGATCTAGCTTGGGTAGATACCAAAACCGGACTTACATGGTTACCTAATACTATTACAGTACCAGAGCTTGGAATGGTGTATGCTGATGGAGCTAGTATTGAAGAATGGGCTTGGGCGGCAGTTAAGGCTAAAAAATTAGATGAGCCCCTTATAAATAAAGATGGTTCTTCAACAGAATATAAACCAGATATGAGTACAATAAAACATTTTGTAGAAAGAAACTTTATGGATGCTTTATCTTACATAGGAATAATACCAGAATAATATGAAAATACTAGTTACAGGAGCTGCTGGATTTATTGGCACTAATTTAATAAAAAGATTAATAAATGAAGGACATGAGGTTCATGGTTTAGATGATTTTTCAACAGGGTACCGTAAAAATATGGTTCATAATGTATCTTACATAGAATATGATGTAAGTGAACTAAAGCACTCTAATAATACTAAATTAACTAATGATTATGATTTAATATATCATTTAGCAGGATTATCTAGAATACAACCTTCGTTTAATAACCCAGATGAAACATTTAGAGTTAATACTGTTGGTACTCAAAAAGTTTGTGAGTATGCTAGAATAATAGGAGCTAAAGTAATTTATGCGGGTTCATCTTCAAAATGGCATAACCCATATCAATCACCTTACTCTACTTATAAGTATTTAGGTGAAGAAATTTGTAAAATGTATAAACTTACTTATGGAATGGATGTTGAAATAGCTCGTTTTTATAATGTTTATGGTCCTTATGAAGTAATAGATGGAGATTGGGCTGCTGTAATTGGAATATGGAGAAAACAAGTTAGAGATGGTCAACGAATTACAATTGTTGGGGATGGAGAACAAAGAAGAGATTTTACTCATGTAGATGATATAGTTGATGGGTTATGGAGGATAGGAATGAAAGATAAAAAACATGAAGATGCTTGGGAATTAGGAACTGGAAATAATTATTCTATAAATGAGGTATATCAAATGTTTAAAGATAAATTTGGTGTTGATTGTACTTATATTCCTGATCAAAAAGGAAATTATAGAGTTACTTTAAGGGAAAGAGATGATGCCCTAGATTTATTAAAATGGACACCTAAAGATAGATTAAAAGAATATATACAAAGTTTATGAAAATAAGTTATGCTATTACAGTTTGTAATGAATTTGTAGAAATACAAAAATTAGTTTTATTTTTATTAGATCATAAAAGAATAGAAGATGAGATTGTTATTCTTTATGATCATAAAAATGGAGATAAGGGAATAGAAGAATTCTTAAGAAGCCATTCAGTTAATAATGATTTTATGTGGCATAAAGGAGATTTCCAAAATCATTTTGCTAATTGGAAAAATAAGTTAACTGATTTATGTAGTGGTGATTATATATTTCAAATAGATGCTGATGAGGTACCTAATAGATTATTAATAAAAAGTTTACCTAAAATATTAGAATCTAATGAAGATAGTAATGATGTTTACTTAGTTCCTAGAGTTAATACAGTTGAAGGATTAACCGACGAACATATTAAAAAATGGGGATGGAGTGTTAATAGTCAAAATTGGGTTAACTGGCCTGATTATCAGTGGAGGATTTGGAAAAATAAACCTGAAATTAGATGGAAAAACAAAGTACATGAGGTTTTGGAAGGTCATAAAACTTTTGGTACATTACCCCCTATGGAAGATTTAGCTCTATATCACCCTAAAAATATTAAAAGGCAAGAAAAACAAAATAACTATTATAATACCTTAACATGAATATAACATTTCTAACAGAAATGGGGTTTGAAGGTAAGATACCCTCAAATCATCCAAACATGAGAACAGAATTTGCTTGGATGTACGCTTTAGAAGCAAATCATCATACACTTTTTGAATATCAAAATGTTATAAATCAAGACCATGTTTTTATTATTTTCCCAAAGGGAGAAACATTCTTAAACGCAGTAGGAGTAAAATTATCAGAAAAACCTAATCCGGCTTCTAATATATTAAAATCTAATTTTATAGATACTCTTAAAACTAATAACAAAAAAGTTCATTATATTCAAGAAGGCCCATCCTGGTTTTTTAATGATTATGAAGTATTTGACCAATTTAGTTTTTATAATTTTTTATCTAAGTGTGATAGCATATTCGCTCATAATGAAATAGACACTAAATTTTATAAAGGTCTATTTCCAGATAAAAAAATAAATGTTATTAATACTTTACTTATTGAAGAATTAATTAAAGATATAACTCCTGTCATAGAAGATAAAGTAATTATTGGCGGAAATTTTGCAAGATGGTATGGAGGGTTTCAAAGTTATGTTGTTGCTGATGTTTTTGAAGTTCCAAAATGGACTCAAGAGTCTCACGCAAAAAGACAAAATGAATCGAAAATACCGGATTTAAATCATCTACAACGACTACCATGGGTTAGTTGGATGAGTGTATTATCTACGTTTAAATATGCTGTACATTTAATGCCTACTGTAGCAGCTGGAACTTTTAGTTTGAATTGTGCTTACTTTGGTATTCCTTGTATTGGTAATATTAAAGTAGATACACAAAGATTTTGTCATCCTGAATTATCTGTTGCAGTTGATGATATTGAAGAAGCTAGAAAAATGGCTTATAAATTAAAAACAGATAAAAAGTTTTACGATAGATGTAGTAAACAATCAAAAGAATTATATAGAAAACATTACGATATAAAAGTATGGCAAAGCAAAATAAATTTAAAGTAGTTATCCCTTCATATAACAATGAAAAATGGGTAGAAGCAAACGTAGCTAGTATAATTAAACAAACTTATACGAATTATGATGTTTTATATATTAATGATGCATCTACAGACGATACACCTAATATTATCCAAAAAATAATAAAAGATCATAAGTTAAATAACTGGACATTATTAAATTGGAAAGATAACAAACAAAGGGGGTATAATGTTAATCCTAATGAAGACCATATTATTAATTTTATAGATAACGAAGAAGATATTATCTTATTTGTAGATGGGGATGATTGGTTATATGATGAAAATGTATTCCAAAAATTAAATGATTATTATAATTCAGCAGATTGTTGGATGACTTATGGAGGAATGTATTGTTATCCTACTGGTAAGTATGCAAACCCACAAAATACACCTTATAGTGAAGAAGTACATAAAAATAAATTATATAGAAAAGATATATGGAGAGCGAGCCATCTAAGAAGTTTTAAATGGTTTTTATATAGTAAAATACAAAAAGAAGACTTAATTTGGAGTAAAACAGGAGAGTATTATTACAATGCTGAGGATTTAGCTGTATCATTCTATTGTATGGAAATGTGCCCTAAAGAAAAAATTGGTGTTTTAAATTTCCCAACTTATGTTTACAACGAAGACCCAGAAATAGTTAAAAGAGGATTAGAAAGACAGGATAAAGATATAGAAAACCCTCAGGGACAAGAAGCTGAAATTAGATCTAAAAAACCTTACAAAACCTTATTTTCAAAAAAACCAAAACATAAAATTCAACCTATTTTAGCTGGTGGGTTAGGGAATATGATGTTTCAAATAGCCGCTGCCGCGGGTTTAACTGATAAACGTAATTTTGAAATAGTAACTGATTATTCTCATTTAGGTACATTACATAAATCCCCTATAACTTATAAAGATAATATATTTAAAAACATTAAATTTTTAGAAGAAGATTTATCAACTTCTACTAAAGTAAATACTGAGGTTAGCGATTTTACTTATAAACCAGATGTAAAAATTCCTGATAATGATATCCAGCTATTTGGTTATTATCAATCACATAAATATTTTAATAAATGTAAAGATTATATAAAAGAATTATTTTTACATTCTTCTTATAAACTAAGAAATGGATATGTTTCTATACACGTTAGAAGAGGAGATTATGTAAATTTATCTCAATTCCATCATAATTTAAGTATTGATTATTATAATAATGCAATAGATTATTTTAAAGGATATAAATTTTTAGTTTTTAGTGATGATTTAGAATGGTGTAAAGAAAATTTTAAAGGGGAAAATTTTGAATTTATTCAAAATGAAAATGACTGGGAAGATTTGTATATGATGATTGAATGTGAACATAATATTATAGCTAATTCCACATTTAGTTGGTGGGCAGGTTACTTAAACCCTAATAAAAATAAAAAAGTAATACATCCCGATAAATGGTTTGGGCCTGTTTATAAAGAATTTTCAACCCAAGATTTATTTCCAGTAGATTGGATATGTTTAACTGAAAATATTCCCCAAATAGAAATTAATTTATTTGATAATGCTTGTAGACATTTAGTAAAACCTAATGGTAGGTATTCTACAGTACATGATAAAATATCAAAACATATAAAATTTGTAAGAGATATAGAAGATTATAAAGGTATTACTTTATTTACTGATGAATATTTAACTAATAAAAAATCAAAAAATATTACATCTGGTAGAAAAATTGGATGGTTAATGGAAACCAGAGAAGTTTATCCACAACGTTATGATCAATTTGAAACTTATATGAATGATTTTGAATTTATTTTAACACATGATAAAGATTTACTATCTAAGTATCCTAAAAAAACAAAATTAGTGCCTTTTGGAGGGTGTTGGATTAAAGATTCTAATTTTAAAATTACAAATAAATCTAAAATTTTATCAATGATTTACTCTGATAAAAATATATTTGAAGGACATAAATTAAGACATGAAGTAGCTAAAAATATAGATAAAATAGACCTATTTGGAAGAGGAACCCCAAACCCTGTAGACTATAAAGAAGAATCTTTATTAGATTATAGATATTCAGTAGTTATAGAAAATTCAAAAACAGATAATTATTTTACTGAAAAATTAATTGACTGTCTTGCTGTAGGTACTATTCCTATTTATTGGGGTTGTCCTAATTTGGGGGATTATTTTAATTTGGATGGTATAATTACTTTTAGTACATTAGAAGAGTTAAATAGTATATTACCTACTTTAAATAAAAATTTATATGAATCTAAATTAGAGGCTATAAAGGATAATTTAGAAAAAAGTAAAGAATACAATATAACTGAAGACTGGATTTTTAAAAATATAATAAATGGGTAAAATTTTAAGTATATATGGTTCACATGATGCCTCTGTAACATTTCTTGATTCTAATAACCAATTAAAAGTATTAGAATATGAAAGGTTTGTTAGAAATAGATATGCTATGTTTTCTGAAAGATTTGATGATCGAGCTCTAGGTTCAAATGATAAGGATAGAAGAAAGTTTTTATCTTATATTACATCCCAAATTAATTATGAAGTAGAAAAAATAGTACATAATGAACTATCAGATTTAGATATACAACTTATATCAGAATACTTCCCTAAGGCTAAGTTTGAACTTTGTGGTCACCATTTAGCTCATGCTAGTAGTGGTTATTATCTTTCGGGATTTGATAAAGCTTTAATTTTATCTATTGATGGTGGAGGAATGGAGTATAATGATGTTTTTTTTACTAGGATATATAAAGGAAATAAATCAGAAATCATTCCTTTAGAATCACCTGATATTAATTTAGGTGGAGCATATGGTAAGATAGGAAGCCCAATATCAGAAATTAAACCTGGCCCAGATTCGAATGTTGATTCATTAGTATATGCGGGTAAAGTAATGGGTTTATGTGCTTATGGTAATGTTAGAACTGAATGGATTGAAGCTATGGTTAACTATTATGATAGTAAATTTCATTCATTAACCACTTTGGGTAATGCTATTGGTTTAAATTTAAGTTTTAATTCATTAGAAGGACAACAAAGTTATGATTTAGCTGCTACCTCTCAATTTGTTTTTGAAAAATTTGTATTAGAAATTTTAAAACCATACATTGATAAGTATGATAATTTTATTATAGTAGGAGGATGTGCCTTAAATGTTTTATTTAATCAAAATTTAAAAGAAATACTAGATATTAAAAATAAAAACCTATATGTACCACCCAACCCAAATGATTGTGGTTTATCTTTAGGCCAATATTTAATACAAAAACAAAAAACCAATGTTGATGTTTATAGTGGATTTGATATATTAGATAGAGAAAAATTTGAGGATTATAAAGAAAAATATAATGCTCGTAAAATAAATACACAAGAAATAGTAAATATCTTAAAAGAAGGAAAAATAATTGGGTTAGTAGAGGGTTGTTCTGAAATAGGTCCAAGAGCTTTAGGTAATAGAAGTATTATTTGTGATCCTTCTTTTCCTAATATGAAAGATACTTTAAATGCTAAAGTAAAATTTAGAGAATGGTTTAGACCATTTGCCCCAGTTTGTAGATTAGAAGATAAAGATAAATATTTTAATAAAGCTTATGAATCAGAATTTATGAGTTATGCTCCTAGTGTTAAAGAAAAATTTAAACAAGAATTAAAAACTGTAACTCATGAAGATAATACAACAAGGTTACAAACTGTTACAAAAGAACAACACAGTACTTTTTATAGTATCTTAAGTGAACTAGATAAATTAAATGAAATCCCAGTTATACTAAATACGTCCTTTAATATTAAAGGTAGACCTATTTTAACAACTATAGAGGATGCCGTTTATGTTTTAGAAAATACTGAATTAGATTATTTAATAATAGAAAATTATTTATTTACAAAATGAAAATTATAGTTACAGGAGGAAGTGGGTTAGTAGGTAAACACTTAAAAGAAATATTACCTAATGCTTCTTATTTAAGTAGTAAAGATTGTGATCTTACAGATATAAAAATGGTTAGGTGGATGATTTCTTCGTACACCCCTGATATTGTTATACATTTAGCAGCTAAAGTTGGTGGTATTCAAGATAATATAAAATACCCTGCTGATTATTTTGATGATAATATATTAATGAATACCAATATTCTTAAAGTATGTAAAGAATATAATGTTAAAAGATTTATAGGTATTTTAAGCACTTGTATTTACCCTAGTGTAGTTGATAATTACCCTATGAATGAAGAAGATTTATTTAAAGGACCTCCCCCTTCATCTAATTTTAGCTATGGTTATGCTAAACGTTGTTTAGCTGTTCAAATTGATGCTTATAATAAACAATTTAATACAAATTATAATTATTTAATACCATGTAATTTATATGGTGATTATGATAATTTACATGATGAAAGTAAAATGCATTTTATCACAGCACTATTAAATAAAATTAGGAATATCAAAGGTAATTCATTACATTTATTAGGTACAGGTAAACCACTAAGACAATTTATGTATGCTGGGGATTTAGCAGATATTATTAAATTAGTTATAGATAATAACATAACTGAAAATTTTAATGTTGCCCCTGATTTTAATTATTCCATTAATGAAATGGCTAAGATTGCACTAGAGGTTACAGAAAATGATTATGAAATAGTTTATGATCAACCCCACTTAGATGGGCAATACAGAAAAGATGTAAGTAATAAAAAGTTATTAAATATATTCCCTAATTTTAAATTTACAAGTTTAAAAGAAGGATTAAAACAAGTTTATGATAAAATTAGTTAGTGATACAATAGATAAAAAAGATATTAATTCCTTAGTTGATTGGTTATCTCAAGATGAAATACCAAGATTAACTAAAGGTGAATTAACTTGGGAATTAGAAAAGAAATGGGCTAAAAAAATTGGTACTAAATATTCTGTTTTTGTTAATTCTGGTTCATCTTCAATTTTATTAACTTTAGCAGCATTAAAATATTCTAAAAAGATTAAAAATTTAAAAATTATAGTTCCATCTCTTAGTTGGGCTACTGATGTAAGTTCACCTATGTTATTAGGGTATGAAACTTATATGTGCGATTGTAATTTAGAAGATTTATCTTGTGATTTAGATCATTTAGAAAAACTATTCCAACAGCATAATCCCTCAACTTTTATATTAGTATCTCCACTTGGATTAGTTCCAAATATGGAAGAAATTGTTTTATTGTGCGAACAATATAATGTAGTATTACTTGAGGATGTATGTGAAAGTATGGGCTCAAAACACCAGGATAAATATTTAGGTAGCTTTGGACTAGCCTCATTTTATTCAATGTATTTTGGCCACCATTTATCTACTATAGAAGGTGGTTTTATAAATACAGATGATGATGATTTATACCATTTACTTTTAATGATGAGAAGTCATGGGTGGGATAGAGACCTTCCTGAAAAAATCCAAAAAGAATTAAGAGAAAATTATAAATGTTCTGATTTTGATTCATTATATAACTTTTATGTTCCTGGGTTAAATGTGCGCTCTACAGATCTACAAGCATTTATTGGTATAAGGGCTATAGATAAATTAGATAATTATTCTAAAAAACGTAGAAATAATTTTAAAAAATATATTAAAAAACTTAAAACAAACAACCTTAAATTAGTAGAAAATAAAGGGGATTTTGTATCCAATTTTGCACTTCCAGTTGTAAATAGAAATAGAAATAAAATAGCCCAAGAATTACAAGATAATAAAATCGAAGTAAGGCCTTTAATAGCAGGTAATATGGCTAATAAACCTATGTGGTATAATGAAAATGAAATACCTAAATTACCTAATTGTGAGTATGTTAATGAATTTGGGTTTTATGTTCCTAACCATCAGGATTTAACAGATAAAGAAATAAACTTAATAACATCAATAATTAATAAGTATGAATAAAGTAGCATTAATTACAGGTATAAACGGTCAAGATGGTTCTTATTTAGCTGAGTTTTTAGATAAGAAAGGTTATGAAGTTTGGGGCACAGTAAAAAGAAATTCTGTAGCAGAAAATCAAACGGCTAGAATACCAGATAAGCTATTTTCTAAATTAAAATTAGAATATGCTGACTTAAATGATCTATCTTCTCTTATTAGAGTAATACAATTGTGCCAACCAGATGAAATTTATAATTTAGCAGCCCAATCTCATGTTAGAATTAGTTTTGATCAACCAATTTATACAGCACAAACAACCGGAATTGGTACACTCAAACTATTAGAAGCAGTAAAATTAACAAAACCCAATGCTAAAATTTATCAAGCATCATCATCCGAAATGTTTGGTAATTCTATAGATAACGATGGATATCAAAGAGAAACTACACCTTTACATCCTGTATCGCCTTATGGTTGTGCCAAAGTATTTTCGTATAATATATGTAGAAATTACAGGAATTCTTATAATATGTTTATATCTAATGGTATTTTATTTAATCATGAATCCCCAAGACGAGGTACTAATTTTGTAACTAATAAAGTAGTTAAGGCTGCTGTACAAATTAAATATGGTTTAAAAAATGAATTAGCATTGGGTAATTTAGAAGCAACAAGAGATTGGGGTCACGCAGAAGATTTTGTTGAAGCTATGTGGTTAATATTACAACAGGATAAACCAAATGATTATGTTTGTGCTACTGGAATATCACACAGTGTTAGAGATTTATGTGAATATGTTTTTAATAAATTAGATTTAAATTATAAAGACTATGTTAAAGTAGATCCTAAATATTATAGAGCAGAAGAATTACA